CTTATACTAAATTGATAGTATTTGCGATTAGAAGATTTATGAATCAATTATTAAAAATAATTAGTGAAATTTTCTCGGGAACTCCGCCCGAGTGGGTTAACCAGGGACCCAATAATGATCCTGAGGCCTATTGGCACATGCGCACACTGGCGCGCATAGTTTGGTCATGGGCAATTGTCTACACCCTTTTGACCCCCTTTTTTGGGATGTCATATCAGGGTATTGCCGTGGTACTAGCACTATTCCAGACATTTCATTCCATTTATGATGAAGGGAATGTTGAGGTAAAGCGTGGATCGGTATTCATTGGTTACATGATGGGGGCGTTGTATATTGACCGTTATGCCTTTAACATCATTTTTGTGATGTTCATAGGATTCATCTGTTCGACAAAACGCTTGGCGTTTTATGTGTCTCGTAAGAAATTCCCAGTAATAATGTTAAAGTCTGGTGCTATACTTCCCGTGAGATACTTAGGCCATCCTCGCGTTATTCCAAGTCCTAGACTGGCAGCCTCCAACCGATGCGGCTGGGACGCCATATTTATGGAACCAGAAGTGGCCAGATACCATTTGGGTTATTTACACAATGGAGCTTTGCCGGAACAATTGTTAAAAGACATGGCCGATGACAAGTACATCCGTGTTTTGTACGATGATAAAGTGTACTATAACATGGAGGCACCACGGTCCGCACTACCGGTTAAAGTCACCGGAGGTCACATTGAGGAGATACTCACACCGTTTACCTTCACTGAGAAAACAACTCTGTGGAGAGAAAATGGGCCTTATGGCCTGTTGTTACCGAACAAGAGACGTCGAAGAACGGACCGTAACCCTCAACTTGATGATTTGGAAGACCGTATTCGGCATCTGCGTGAAGTATCCCAACAACGTACTATTGCTGGACGAATTGCAGAAATGGGAGCCATCTCTGGATTGGAGGAATTGGACGTCATGAAATTGTTAATGACCAAGCAACCAATGGACAAGTTGACATTGGCTGAAATTAAGCGAACATACTGCGTAGAAAAGGGTTGGACAGTTTTTGATCAACTGACAAAAACCTGGGTAACGCAAGAAGGATTTCCAATTGAAAGTGAAGATCTTGTGCCGAAAAGTGTGGCCTGGAATGGTTACCAATTTGTGCATATTGAATGGGAAAATGGATACCCTGTTCCTTATATTGACGATGTGCAGCAGTTCAACAGATACATTGTTCTCATAAAGAGTTTATTGTACCTGCGAGGCAGTTATTACGTTGACCGCGCGTATGAACTGCTGGAAAGTGACCACGTGTGCCCAACTAAACTAGATGAAGGGGTTCCATCATGTGGAAAGACCACTTACATTTGTGACCATGTTGTTGAACCATACCTAGTGTTGCTACCAAGTAGAGATGGGGCCACCGAATATTCGGAACGGGACCCTCCAGTTAAGGCCAAAACCATTGACTCATTAGTAGTCAATGGATGGAACGGTAGTCCAGTTGACGTGTTATGGATTGATGAAGGGTTATTGACACATTGTGGGGCCATTGAGATGGTTATTCAAATGGTGAAACCAAACTCTGTTAGAGTATTTGGTGACACTAACCAGATACCATTCATTGTCCGCATTAACAACTTTGTGTTGCTACACAACGAATACCCGTTCTCTGAGGAAACTGAGTACCATATTCACGCGTATAAAAACCCTAAAGTAGTGTGCGATTTGTTGCGCCCACTGTATGAGAAGGGTTACGTCTGGGCGAATGATGTAGTCGGGTCACTCAAATGTGTCCGGGTCAGTAGCCCTGAAAACATCGGTCGTAGACATGACATTTTCCTGACTTTCACGCAAGGTGAAAAGTATTTATTAATTAACCTGCTGAAAGAACAAAACGTCAAAACCATTCATGAGGTGCAAGGAAGACGTTTTGAGAGTGTTGCGTTGGTCAGATGCAAGGCTTATGATATGGATATCTATAAGAGTTTGCCACATATGGTTGTGGCAATCTCCAGGGCCTGGCGCGACTTTGTCTACTACACAGTAAAACCTGGCGACACTTTAGAAAGATGGATTGGTAAAGGTGGTGTACATGGCGCACCACCATCAAAGTGGACCAAGTTTAAAGCCGTCAAGTATAATATAACTGGCGGCTGCTATACGTTGGTTAACCACTATGATTTAATTGAGCTAGATGACAAAGAGCCGAAAGATAATTTCTACGAATGGAGAGAAATGATCGGTCGAGTCCAACCAGTTGGATATACTGGCACTACAGTCTTTATGCGAAAAAAAGTAATTTCACGCCCAAAGCCGTGGTTAAAAGTCATTCCTAACCCTTACCCTCCTGAAACAGTACAATTGTTACTAGACACTTTGTTCCACCGTGCCGACCCTGAGGCTGATTTTGTAGCCAGAATGGACCATCCTGTTAAATGGCCACCAGGTGCGTTGATTGACATGGGAAAAAATCCACCAAACCAACTTTACCCACGTGAATCTATCCACCCTAAACTGATCACTCCTCAAAAGGGGAGGGCCCACTCTTGTGGCATTGATTTGAAAAGATCATTAGAAAAGAGAATTTTGGGCAACCCAACCCAAAAGTTAGACCACGAGCCAAAGCGTAAAGACGAGTTGGTTAAAGGGTTTATGAGACAAATTGACGAGGAAAAACTCAAGCAGACCAATATGGCACTTGACTGTGAAGCATTCAAACTAAATGTTGAAAATTGGATGATGAAAAAACCGCGTAAACAAAACGCTATTTTAGCATCACAACCTGAGTTGATTAATCCAATGAAATATTTTATCACACCACGTGCCGACCACAAACCCAGACTGGATGATAGTCACCCAGACGGGCCAGATAGTGGGCAGTTGGTTGCAGCCCACCATGTGTTTTGGACTAGTTTCTTTGCACCATTTTTCCAAGGAGTTTTGATCAAACTCATGTCATGTGTGAAGAAAAATATTCTATTAAACACATTGATGAAATGGGAAGACTTAGATGGGTTTATCGACCATTTGCTTTCTGGGAAAGTATTTACTAGTCTTGAATTAGACATTAGTAAGTTTGACAAAAGCCAAGAAGGAACCATGTTAGAGGCACAATGTGACATACTAAAGTTATTTGGAGTCAGTGAATTGGTTATTGACCTGTGGAGATCATTTCACGAATTGGTCAAATTGAGCTCACCGAAATTTGGTGTGTCATACATGGTAAAATACCAACGTAGGTCAGGTGACGCAATCACGTGGTTAGGTAACACCATGGTGCTAATAATGATTGTTGCTTATCTGTACCCAATTGAAAAGGCCATTATGGTACTGTTAGCTGGTGATGACAATTTGTTGTGCATGCCTCCGGAGATTGAGATTAAAGATGAATCACGAAAGGCTGCTGAAGAGCTAAACTTTGAGATTAAAACCTTATCGTTACCAGACTCTATGTATTTCAGCTCTAGATTTGTAATTCTCACCCGTTATGGGTGGATTACTGTTCAAGACCCTGTTAAATTGATTGTACGAATGGGTAGAAACGATTTACAAGGACGCGAACATTTACAAGCTATTCACCGTTCATGGACGGAATTACATTATGTTTATCTTGATCCAGAAGTACGCACCAAAGTTGAAGAAGCCATGATTTCACGATACCGATGGCAATTCAACTACACCCTATGCATTGACAACCCGAAAATATTCACAGACACTGTAGCAGCAATTGTAGCAAACTACAAGTTGTTTGAAAATTATTATTACGGAACTGAGAAAGAATGGAACCTTAGTCTGGACCCAAACGAACGTGTGGGTGGTGGATTACCAGAATACAAGGAGCCAATTTTCAAAATGTATATGGCATAATAGAAGGAAAACTATAAACCCTTTTTTTTTAAATTTTAAGGCGATGTGTGCGC